TAGATGATTTTAAAAAAGTTGAAAGTAGTTTTTAAAAATTAATTTTTACTTTCTACTATTTTCAAAAAATGATGTATAAAAAGTAAATTTTGTTTTAAAAAATTATTTTCAAACAAATTGTAAAGAATTTTATTAAAAATATCTAAATAATAAATAAATAGGATAAAATGCCTTATTTTTGATAATATTATAAATAAATGCATTAATTTTGATATTATTATTGAAATCATTGATAAAATTCCAAAAATTGAATATATAATTTAAAATGAATAATTTTCTACTTTTGACTACTTTCTTTATAAAACTATTATATAAATTATATTGAAACTATTTTTTTATTAAAATATTTTATAAATTAATTAACAAAACTTTTTATCAATTGTAAACTAAATTCAACTTAATATTACTATGCTTTATTTCTTATTTTCTAAACAAAACTAAAAAATAAATAGTTAAAAAGTTATAAATCCAATAAATCCTAGTTTTTTTAATAATGAAATTTTCATAAAATTCTATAAATAATTATAAAATTTAGTATTCATTGCTATTTCTTATTAAATAAGATGTTAATTTGTAACTATTTTCATAAAATTTCTACTTTCCATCATAATCTGTTCACATTGTGAAAATTTCAAGATGAAAATGAAATTTCATCTAAATTTGGATGAAATAGAATAATTAAGAAAATATGCGCGGAATTCGGGAAAAAAAGACTTGGATTTTTTTGAAATAATTTATCAAATATTTATAATAAATTAAATATTTTTCGTAAATGTTATTTCCAGAGTTCAATTATCAAAAAATATTTAATTAAATTAAATCATTTAATTTATAAATTATTTAAAATAAAATTATTTAATATTTATCAATTTTATAAAATTAATTCAATATTTTTCAAATTAGATTATTTTCAAAATATTTTAAATAAATCATTTAAACTTAAATAAATCATTTAAACTTAAATATTAAAAATTATTGAATTTAGCTTTTTAATTGTATAAATTTTTCCAAATGAAATCTAATAAAAATTCTTAATTATTTCATAATATTTTCTGAATGATTTATGAAATTGATAATAAATTGATAGTAATTTTGGTTATTACCAACAGATATAAAGCATGAATTTTTATAATTAATAGTTATCATTTATTCTCATTAAATCATTTATGGTTATAAATTATTTATGGTTATAAATCATTTATGGTTATAAATTATAAATATTCGCATTTTGTTTGTTTGATAATAATTCGATTTTTTATAATAAATGATTTAATAAAAAAAATTTTAATATTTTTAATTATCTTGAAATTTTGAAAATTATAAAAATAATAATTTTTTATATTTCAATAAATGATTTAATAAAATTAATAAATGATTTAATAAAATTAATAAATGATTCATATATTAAAATAATATAATTGAGGTATTTTTATAGAAACAAGATGCATCTTTTTCGATCTTTAAAAAAGCAAACTAATAATAAAAAACAAATTGAAAAAAATATTATACAATGGGAAAAGATTCCATTAATATTTTTTATAAAGTTATTGGATTATTTTAATGTGGATGAATTATTGGAATTTAAACTTGTTTGTAAAGATTGGAAAAAATCTATACAAGATATTGAAAAAGATAATATGCAATATATTTCAATATATTATAAAACATGGAAAGAATATATAAATAAGACATTACTTTCAAAATGTATTGAAGAAGAAAGAAATTTAATTACATATGATATTTTAAATTATCCAAATAATTTAAAATCTATAATACATTTCGAAAATACGAATTTAATTGGGTTATTTAATGATGAATCTTTTAAAATTGGAAGTATAAAATTTTATGAAAATTCATTGATAGCTTTTTGGAAAAGTTCAGATAATAAAAAGCCTGAATGGATTGAGAAGTTATCATTTGAAAAATCAAAATATTTTATATTATTATCAACTAATTTTCAAACATCTCCATACGAAATAAATTGTTTTCAAGATGGAATGAAAGAATTCATTAGAATTAATCATGAAACTGGGGATGTTATTGGAAAAATTAAATTTAATGATAATATACCTGATAAATTCTTTTGTACAAAAGAATTTTGTTTTTTTATTTTTACAAATTCGAAGAGAGAACAGAATGAAATTGATTCTGGTATTGGATCAATGAGATTATTTTGGATATTAAATTCACAATGGGATTTTGATACTAAATTAATTGATGAACAAGTTTTAACTTTTGGAAATTTAAAATTAAATGAAAATCTTTTATTTTTAGAGAAGAAAAATGGAAATGTTGAAATATTAAATATGATAAAAAAAATGATTTTTAAATTTGATTTTAAATTAAATCATTTTACATTTAATGAAATCGAAATTCCAAAAGATTTCGTTAAAATAGGTCCAATTATTTTATTCGAATCATTTATATGGATAAAAATTAATAAAAATGGAATATATTTTTGGGATTTAAATGATAAAAAACAGTTTCAATCTGAAATATTAATTTTATCTAATGAAAATCATCCATATTTCAAAAATAATATAAATCAAATTTGCATAAAGGAAAATATGATAACATTTGATATATTGAAAACTCAATATGTTTTTGATTTACATCTTGGATTAAATGAAATTTATATTCAATTTTATAAATTAATAGATAAGCAAGCTTTAAAAGATGATTTTTATTTTTATTTAAATGAATTTGATTATAAAAATCGAAAAGAATCTAAAAAGATTTATAATTATCAATTATATCATTTAGATGAAAATGATTTAGAAAATATTAATGATAAAAAATATTTGGAAAAATATTCTATTTTTGATGAATTAAAAATATTCAAAAATTTATTAATAAGAAAAATGAAAAGAATAGTAATAACAAATAATGGAATAATTTTTTTACAAGAAAATAATTTAAATCAAAATGGTGAAAGAAAATCAGATAATTTAAAATTTATGACAATTGATTTAAAATCATTACATAATAATCAAAAAATTCATTCTTTACCAAAAGAGTTCATAAGAATCAATTAAAAAAGAATCAATTAAAAAAGAATCAATTAAAAAAGAATCAATTATGAATACTTTTAAAAATTATAAGTTACTTGATAATACAAAATTTAATCGTAAAAGAGATATATTAAAAGAAAGAAAAATCATTATTTATTGTAATAATTGCAAAATTGGAATAATAACATATGAAGCTTCAACTATTTTTAAATGTGATAAATGTGATTCAATACCAAAAATAAGTTTTACATAATAAAAATATTTCTTTTTTTTATAATAATTTTATTAATTTTATTGTTCATAATAAAAATCAAGTAATTGATAATATATTAATTTTTGTATATTTTCATCTGTTACGAGACACCAAGGAGTATCATGCATTATTAATGAAGTTATATCATTTGGAAATATTTGATTTAAAACATATTTTAGATATTTATGAGGACATAAATCATTTATATAAAATATATTATTTTTATAAAAATATATTATTTTTTCTTTTGCTTCTTTCATATGATTTATTGATGTTTTTTGATTTAAAAAATAATGAGATTGTAAATTTTTTATAGATAATGCAATTCTGAATAAAGGATCATCTAAATTTTTTGCATATATTATTTCATTTAGTTCTAATTGTTCTGAAATAAATTGATCTAATTCTACTTTTATTTGTTGATTTAATTGTTGCTCATTCGTATCAAAAAATGGACAAAAACTGAAAGTTTCTTTTATCATTTTTGTGTTCAAAGATATAGCAGATATGACTTTTTCTAAATCGGATCTTAATTCATTATTATAATTTATCTTTCCAAGATATGAAAAACATTTAATATTTTGTAATAAAATAATTTTATATAAATCTTTACAAAAATCTTGATTTTTATCAATTATTGAAATTGTTTCTAATTTTATTGCTTTATTAATTATAATATTTAATATATTATCAATTGTATTAAATTGATTAACAACCAATTTTTTAATATTATATACATTTAAAAATATTCTTTCAAAACTATCTATATCAGTAAATACTTTTTTTAAAGTAATTTTATTAATTTGATTATTTGAAGAAAACCAATATGAAATAGGATTTATAACTTTAATTTCAATTTTATCCAATTTTATTGAAATTAAATTTGGTTTATTTTCGAATGCTTCCTTTAAACAATTATATTCATGCGTTGTTAAATCTCTTTCTTCAGCAATCAATTCAATAGAACTTGAATAAATAGATAAAGATACTATACTTTGATTATATTTTACAGAATTTAAAATATTACAAAAAGATGGAAAATTTCCAAAAGATACAAATATTGTCAATTTTTTTAAAGTTGCTATTTTTTCAAAAAATAATTGAAATAAACTCCAAAATTTGTCATTTGTTTCAGTATTTGGATAATCATCTTCAATCATAATCGTCAATTTGATTAAATTTTTGCAATGAAATAAAGATTCTAAACTTTCTAATTGGAATAATGATAATTCAAATTTAAAAGATTTAATTTCTAATGAATATTTTATTGAATTATATATTATATAATCATATTTTTTATGAATAAATTGTTTTAATTCTTGTTTTGATTCATTTATATTATTTTCTTTATTAATTTTCAATAATTCATTTTCTAATATAGCAAATTGATAATATATTGAACTCATTTTTTTCAAAAACAATATTTTCACTATATTCTTTTAATCATATTTTTTATAAAAATATTGATAAATTGATAAATTGATAAATTGATAAATTATTAATAATTTTAAACGAATGATTTATTTATATTTTATTAGAAAGAAAAATGGATGAAACTATTAAAAAAAGTTATAGAAGATTTATGCGCAATTTTTACATGGGATTATCATGTTATTATGAAGAATATTATTTAGCAAGAGGAAAAGATGGTCCAAATAAAGGATATGTTATTAGAATGAATAAAGATCATTCTGATAAATATTATACAAAAGGAATTGAATTAAAACAAAATAATAAATTACTTGTTAAATTAAGAAATAATTATCTTGATAATAACTATAAAACTATATTTTTTAAAGATAAAAATATTCATAATGATGGAATTGAATCAACTGCAATAATTGATTATACAATAATAAAACCAACAACACAATATTTAAATGATCCATTAAAATTCAATAAAGATGAGAATGAGAAATTAGTAAATTCATGTTTATCATTTGTAAATGGACCAAATAAATTAAGATTAAAAGGAAAAATTATTATTACATTTGAAGGAAAATCTGGAATGTATAATTATTCAATGAAAGATAAAATATTACAATCAAAATGTACCGGTGTAACAATTTATGCATTTGATTATCCTGGAATTGCAAAAAGCACTGGAACTTGTAGAGATTTAATAGATTTTTATTATGCCGGAATGGGAATTGTAGAAAAAGTATTTCAAGATTATCCAAATATAAATCCAGAAGATGTTATTTTACAAGGAAATTGTATAGGATCATTTATTGCACTAAAAATACAAGAAACTTATTTATTAAAACATATGAAATTAAGAGTCATTGTAAATAATGCATTTAATTCAATTCCAGAATTTGTTGCATCTCAAAAAATGATATTTTCTGAACCTATTATGAGATCTAAACCAATGATTAATCTAGTAACAAATTTCTTAGACAATATTGGTTGGGATACAAGAAATTTTGCAAAATTATATGTAAAAATGGATCAATCATGCGTATTTACATCATATAGGCATAATGATGGAAATGTATTTCCAGTTTGTTCAATGAGATCCAGAGTTATTGCATATAATGCAAGAGAAAAATTTATAAATGACATGGAAGACATTGAAGATTCAAAACAAAAAATAGAATTATTGAAACAATATGATAAATTAATGGATGCTATTGTTGTTACTTCAAATAAATCAAAGGGTGAAATACACATTCATCCAGCAAGATCAATGTGGAGTTTGCATCCATTTTTAAATAAATCTGAAACAAAATTAAAACATTATCATTTATTCGAATTATTAAACAAATTTATAAAATTATCTGATAAAATAATTGATCTAAAATCTAATAAAAAGAAAAATTTATTATAATAAATATCATTTTTAAGCTAATGAAAATGCTTTGTTATTTTTAAAAGAATTTATAGCATAAATGTATTCTTTGCGATTAATTTTTGAATAAATTGTACATAAATCATAGTCATTAGAACCCAATTCATGAGAATTAAATTTTTGAAGTGTCTTACAATTATCAACATCTACAAAATGAGCCTTATAAATATGATACCAATAATATCGAAATATATTTTTAAAACCATCTTCACATTTGCATTTATCATCATAACAAAAACATATTATATTATTTGCATCAAATAATTCATTTTCTATTATATTTTTTAATTTTGTAAATTTCAAAAACAGATATCTCGGATATAAAATAAATTTCCTTGTAGATCTTGGAACCTCAAATGTTAATTTGTTTTGTTTAGAATTTCTCTGACATTTATTTATATAAAAATATAAAGGCAAAATTATATATTTACCTTTAAGAAATTCATCTTGATTACAAATACCATAAAAATAACAATATAATCCAAAATAATTTTCGTTTTTTATATTAACAAATTGACTTTCCCAAATTTGTTTTTCTGGTATCCATTCTTTAAAATCCCTTTCACATAAATATTTCCATATCTTATTTTTTTGATATTTTTTACATTTTTCATTAAATTCCTTATTTAATCTAGAAATTTTTATAAATATAAGAAGATCACATTGCAATAAAATAGAATTCAGAAAATATTCGCCAATTAAACAATCCATATTATATTGCAATATTTTTATAAAAATATATTATATTGTAATATTTTTATAAAAATATATTAAATCATTTAAGATTTTTAAATAATTTAAATCATTTAAATCATATTTTAATAAAAATGATCTCGTACTAATTTTATATCCAAAATAATTAATTAAAACTGAATTATTAAAAATTAAATAATAAATTTATTTTCTGATTAAACACATATATCAGCAGCAACTTGATCAATATTAATAAATAATGTTTTCATCATTTTTATTTTCTATTAATTTTGATTTATAATTGGCTAATCTTATATCTTGAATTTGATTCCTAAATAAAATTATTAAAATACAATAATCAAACATTTTTTAATAATGAAATATATTTTGGTTTTTGGGAATCTTGAAATATAACATAATTTATCTTTGTATTTTCCATATTTATTCTTATTTCTTATTAACATTCGAATTTTAATTGTAATAATATAATTCTTTTGAAATATATTGCTTTGCAACTAAATTTCTTTAAATTAATTATTTCTATAAATCATTTATAAAACAATTTTATTTTGGAAATAATAAAAATATAAATTGTGAATTATTTTCATTTTTACTTTGTTGGTAAAAAAATAATTCAATTTGATATTCATTTTTTGGTACAATATTTTCCAATATATCAGATTCATCATCGAATTTATTGTCAGGATTTTTTATTAATTTAAGGATCTCTGATCTCAGTCTAATATATTCGGAAAACGAATCATGACTATTTAGATTAGTGTCAGATAAGGATAGATTTAGGTTAACGGTATTATTTAAAATGGCAAAATATTCATCATTTTCAATCTTATTAAATTGATTTATATTATAAGAAGTTGTATAAATATAATCTAAATCTTTTAAATCATTCATGAAAACTTTAATATATTCTAAAACATTAGAAATATTTACATTTCTAATTAAAGATCTAAAATATGATTGAAATATTATATTTCTTTGATTTTTGTTATTTTTGTTGTTATTATCAATAAGAAAAAAATTAATTTTTATCATATTCGATTTTACATGAAAATTATAATTTGTTTGATCAATTCTTTTAATATTTCCATCTTTATAAAGTAATTTTTCGATATATATTGCATTTTTAAGTATGTGAATAGAATGATTTATACATGCATAAGTCTCCACAAATAAACAACCAGTTATTATTAAAGTTTTCTTCTTTACTGATTTTAATTTATCATCAATCATTATCTTTGAATTAATTGTAATATAATAGTCATCTTCATTAATAACATTTGTTCTTTCTGGATCATAAATCAAGATTTTATCAACAAAAGATTTGAAGTTTTTTGAAACTAATCTTAAATTATATAAATCCTTTTTCTGATATTTAGGAAGTTTTTCATTAAAAAATTTAATTATTAAATTTAAAATATCATTTGGAAATTCAAAATTCGTTTTTCTTCTTTTAATTCTATCATTTTCAATCATTTTCAATATCCACAAAATAAAAATATCTAAATAATTTATAAATCATTTATTATTTTAAATCATTTAAAAAATTTTGTAATTTTCGCTGAAATTCTGGATCTTTTATAGATAAAAATATTGTTTGTTTAAATGGCTTTAAAAGTTTTGAAGCTGCTAGTTTTGTCGCACAATCTTCACAAATCGGAATGGATCCATTATTTGAATCAATTAATCTATAATAAGATTGATTAATACAATTAGGTATAATACAATTTTGTACATAATTCATCTATTAATAATTATATTAAATTTATTTATTTATTTGAAAAAAGATCATTTTTGGATATTAAAAATATAAATTGTGAATTTATCGATTCTTTACTTACATTTATGTAAGATGTTGATACATTTTTTATATCTTAATATTCAAAAGCATAAGTTCTTTTTGGTAAATATAAGAAAGACAAGTTTATGATTTCTTTAAATGATTTGAATATAAAATTATTTGGATATAAAATTATATTTTTTTGGATAATTTTGCTCTTTTTCATTAAATAATTCAACAAAAAATTTTATAATATTTTTATTAAAGAATAATAAATGATTTAGAATCTTTATAATTTAATATTTTTCCTGAGAAATATAATGTGGATTCATTTAAAATATCATAAAATTTTATTGTTTTTGATTTATCTAATGTAATTGATTTATAAACTAATCTATGGAACTTTGGACTATATTTAATTTTATATATATTACATATTTCCTTTAAAATATTCTCAATTTTATCATTATCATCTATACTATTTATTATTTTTACTTCATTTGGAATTATTCCATAAATATAAAATGTTTTTTTTTCATTTTCATTCTTTTTATTTCCAGTTTTCATTCTCATTTCTTCAATAACTTTCTCCAAAATATTATGTTCTATCAAAGAATTTTCATAATCTTTGAAATTAAATCCTTTATTAGATTTAATTTCCATTTTTAAATTGATATTAAAAAATAATTTTATGTGATAAAAAAAAGATTTTTATTTTTAAATAAAGGATTGATGAACAAAATTTTCTGTATTTATTTTTGATTGATTCGAAAAATAATTTTCTGGATTTGACATATTTAAAATTCCAGGAATAAAAGGAAAAATTATTCTTAATAAATTTATTTTTTCCTTTTTTTTATTTAATATAAAAGTTTTTATGAATGATATTGTATATCCTTTAATAACATTTGAATAATATTTTTCTTCTTCAAATTTTATACCATTTTTTATTTCATTATTTAATATATTAAAAAATAATAATGACATGGAAGATTCCATTGGTAATATAATTTGAAAATCAATTTGTTTATAATTTTCATAAAATCCTCTTGTATAAATTATTGCATAATTTTCTTTTTCTATATTTATTTCATCTGATAAATGATAATATTGCAAAAATCCATTTTCTATAAAAAAATTTACTTGCTTTTCAACAAATAAATCATATCTTTTCAATTTTTTTAAACACCATTTTTCTATTTTCTTTTTAGATAAATCTTTATCATTTTTAAATAATATCTTCAAATCATATTCTATTTCATTTTCTTCCTCTTGACTATTTTTTTTATTTTTTATACTTTTTAATTTTTTATTTCTCAATTCATCATTTGAAATAACATTCATTCCCATTTTATTAGAAAAAAATTTATTTCAAAAAAATTAATAAATCATCTTTATAAATCAAATACAATTTTAACAATATAAAATAATCTTTAAAAAAAATTAATACAATCTTTTTTAAAAATCCAATGTGTTATGATTAAAAATATTAAAAATAATTAATATAACTATTGATACAAATGAAATAATCATAAATGATGATCCTATCACCTGATTTAAATAAACTTCATCCGATTTATCAATACAAATAATATTATAATTTGCAAGCCTCATCCCATATTCTGAATATTTCGTTTCATTTAAAGGTCCTGAATAACAATAACTTGGTCTTTGTAAAAATTCAGGCTTTTGATATAATAATGGATTACAATTTGATGATAAATGAAACGGAAAACTATTATTTACATTTAAATTATAACAAATAGAATTTGGATCTTCACTTATTAAAATAATATTTAGTCCAATCCCAAAACTTATAAAAATAATAAATGATAATATTATATTCATTATCCATATAATTCTTATAGTTCTTTTATTATTTGTTATAATTTCATTTAATAATGCCATTCTTTCTCCATCTGATCGTCTTTTCATTATAAATATTTATAAATATTTATAAATATTTATAAATTATATATGTACACTTTTCTAAATAAATATTATTATACAATTAATTAAATCATTTTTTTTAAAATACTTTTTTCCAAATTTTATAAATCATTTATTTCCATAAAAATTATTTTGCTTTTTTCATTTTATAAAAAAATATTCCAAATATTAATGTAATAATAAATGTAATAAATATAAATATTATACCAATAATTTGATGAAAAATAATTTGACTTGATATATCATTGCATTCATAATTTTCTTGATTTATACAATATGTTTTTGATTGAAATAATTCAATACTTTTTATATTTGTATTATTGCAATTTGTTGATGGAATAAATTTATCACTTTCACAAACAAAATTAGAAATAAATCCAACAGATAGATAAAAAAATGTAATTATACATGAAGATCCAATCAATATTATTGCTAATATATAAAATTGCAATTTATTATCCTTTTCTTCTTCTTTATGATTATTTTTAAATAATAAATTATCTTCTTCATTAATTTCTTCAATTACATCATCCATATTTCTTAATATTGATTTATATAAACTATTTTTTTCAAATGAAATCTATCTTAAAAAACAATAAGTACAAAAAAAAATGAAAAAAATTGGATGACAAAAATAATTTATAGAAATATAATGAATTGCAATTATTAATATCCAAGGAATCGACTTTGATTTTTTGCAGTAAAGTTTGCAGTTGGTAAACCACTTCCACCTTTTAAATATAAATAAATAAAAATAAATCTTACATGGAACAGCGAAAGAAGTTGTAATAAGAGTTGCAGGTCCAAAACTGAATGTGGAAACAAGAGCATCTTGAGTGACAACAACAGGGAAATTGATTATGTATGAAGCGAATGCATTTCCATCTAAAAAGAAAGCGACTTGAACAGTTGCAGTTCCTAAAGAAATGTGAATTTTATAATGATGTTTTACCTGGGTTAACTCCATAGATAACTGAATTAGTTGGAACACTACCACTTCCAACATCAAGAGTGATATAAGTTCCTCCTGAAATTACAGTCCATGTTATGGATGTTATAGCCCCAGTTGGTAAAGAACCTATAAATTGTTAAAAATTATAAATGGCGAACCGCAAATTTGTCCAAGACCTACTGTTAAGCTACAAGATATAAGAAAGAATGAAAAAAACTATACCAAATTTTTTGACAAGTAGTCAAATTGACTGTTGTTCCCGATGAAGTGACTGGATTTGATGAAGATACCATTTTATTTTATTTTGATTTTTCTAAAATGAACGCTAAAAATTTTTTAATTTTTATTCCCTATTTGTTTTATTCACATAAATAAAATTTTTTAATAATTAATTATTTTTAAAAAGTTCATAAAAAATGATCAAATTTTAATGAATATTTTTTATATTTCCAAAAAGAATTATAAAATTTATATCAAAATCGCAAAATTTAAAAATTACATTTATTAAAAAGTATTTAATTTGATAAAAAGCGACTTTGATTATTTGACATAAAGTTTGATGAGGGAAGACCACTGCCACAAGGTTTAGCGAAAGAAGATGTAATAAGAGTTGCAGGTCCAAAACTAAATGTAGAAATTAATTGATCTTGAGTAACAACAACAGAAAAATTGACAGCATAAGATGGTGAAGCATTTCCATTTAAATAAAAAGCAACTTGTACTACTGATGTACCTAAATTATGTAAATTTTAAATATTATTTTCCACCTGGATTAACTCCAAAAATAACTGAATTGAGTGGAGTAACACCACTTCCAATACTTAGAGTGATATAAGTTCCTCCTGAAATTACAGTCCATGTTATAGATGTTATAGCTCCAGATGGGAGAGATCTATAATTATTAAAAATTAATATAAGTACCCACAAATTTGATCTATTTGAAAATATTAATTAATGGAAAATATTAATTACGGAGTCCAATTGAAACACAAATTTTCTGACAAGTCGTCAAATTAATAGTAGGAGCAGTTGAGCTAACAGAAGACACTGGCGAGCTTAATGACGACATTTTATTTATTTATTCTGTTTTCTAAGATTAAAAATTGAATAAATTTTTGAACGTTCCCTGATAAATTTAAAATCTTTATATTAAAATTTGTTGGATTATTAAATCCTAAAATAATTTTGATCGATTTATTATCAAATGAAGAAATATATTATTTAATATCCAAGGAATCGACTTTGATTTTTTGCAGTAAAGTTTCCAGTTGGGAGTCCAGAACCACCTTTTAGATATAAATAAATAAAAATAAATCTTACATGGAACAGCGAAAGAAGTTGTAATAAGAGTTGCAGGTCCAAAACTGAATGTGGAAACAAGAGCATCTTGAGTGACAATAACTGGAAAGTTAATTACATAGGCTGGAGAGACATTTCCATCTAAGTAGAAAACAACTTGAACAGTTGCAGTTCCTAATATATTAATTTTTTTTTCTTAGTTTTACCTGGGTTAACTCCATAGATAACTGAATTAGTTGGAACACTACCACTTCCAACATCAAGAGTGATATAAGTTCCTCCTGAAATTACAGTCCATGTTATAGATGTTATAGCCCCAGTTGGTAAAGAACCACAAATTTGACCTTTATATATAATTATTTATTATTAAAAGCAAATACCTAATCCAACTGTAAGGCAAATTTTTTGGCAAGTTGTTAGATTAACTGTTGTTCCAATTGAGCTAACAGAAGACAATGGTGATCCTAATGATGACATTTTATTTATTTGTTACTTTTCTAAGATCCAACGCAAATAAAATTGTAAATTATTTGGGATATGATAGATAATAAAAAGTTATGTTCCCACACATGTTTTTAAAATATATCATTTTCCCATATTAAAAAACTTAGAAAATATCCAATATATTTCAAATATTTATATTTTATTCCCACAAATATTTTCAAAACTGTTAAATAAAAAAATCTATTATCTTTATCAAGGAAATTAAAAATGAAAAAAAATGAAGAAATTAAAAAAAAGTCACTTATAAATATTTTATTTTAAATATTTTATAAATAAAATAATTTCAATAAAAAAATTTAGTAAGAAAGAAATTGGGATCGATTATTTCTAACTTGGAAATTGCTTGTGGGTAATCCACTACCACAAGGAACAAGGAAGGAAGATGTAATAAGTGTAGCAGGTCCAAAACTAAATGTTGAAACTAATTGATCTTGAGTAACAATAACTGGAATGTTAATAATATAAGCGGCTGGTGTGAGTCCATTTAAGAAGAAAGAAACTTGAACAGTTGCTGATCCTGGATTTAATCCAAAAATAACTGCGGATGTTGGTGTTACTCCTGATGCAACGCTTAAAGTAATATTAGAGGCACCACTAGTAATAACCCATGTAATTGATGTGATAGAACCAGGGGGAATTGATCCACAAACTTGTTCAAGACCTACTGAAACGCAAATTTTCTGGCAAGTAGTTAAATTGATAGTAGTTCCTGTTGAAGTTACTGGTAAAGAAGACATTTAATAAAGATTTCTGAAAATAAAAATTTTTAGTTTTTTAATATTTTTCTATTCATTTGAAATCAATTTATAAAAATTGAACGTAATATTTTAATAAATATAAAAAAATTGGATAATTTCCATTTATTTATTTTCTATAAAAATTGAATTATGAAGTTGAATATTATAAAATCCAATGTATCAGTTTAAATTTTAATTTCAACATTTTAATTTTTGTAAAATCTTTACTTTTTATTATTAAAATAATAAATCATTTATTCATAGCAACAACAATGATAATAATATTGAGCTCTCAATTTTTTTGAACAACAACATGAAATAATACTCAAAAAAAATGATATACATGAAAAAACAATTGCAGTTATTGTAACAGCTTGAAGATTCGATGGTTGATTAATCCAATATAATTGAAATGTTTGATTTCTATAATAACATGGATTTGTTGTATTTATTCCAAATGAAATAATCCAATTGTTTACAGTATCAGTTGAAACAAATGGATCAACCTGAACAATACCTTCTGTATTTCTATTTAATACACCATTAAAATATACAACATTCCATTTAGTAGCCATAATTGCATTATCAGAATTTCCATTTATATAAACACTATTTCCTATTGTCATGTTTGTAACCAAACATAAAGATTGATTCCATTGTTGATTTTCAGCAGTTTCAGCAATAGCTGCTATCGATAATCCAATAGTAGTAGCAAAAATTATGCAAAATATAATTAATGGGGTCATGCAACATTCATTTATTTCATTCTCCCAACTAACTTGTTGTAATTCTTTTCTTTCTTTCTTCATGATTTGATCACCAGCATAAATTTTTGGTTTAAACATTTATATTTTTTGATTATTTTATAAATTTTTCTCAAATGAAAATGATAATAAATTTAAATGATAATTAAAATTTTTTTATTTAATATATTATTTATTCATTGCACAATAAAATTGAGATTTCTTTGTTCCACCTGGAATTCCATTACAGTTTGCATTTTGTGAACGTCCTATTGCAGGTCCAAGACTTACAACTGGAACAATAGCATTTGATGAACATACACCAGAAGATGAAATTGGTAAACTTGAAGAAGTGGACGGAATAATTGGTCCACATGAATATGCTATACTGCATTGATAAGAATAACATGGTGGGCATGGTGGACATAAACTACAAGCTGGTTCAGATGAAAAACTTGGTAGACTTGAAGAATAAGAACTTGAAGAATGAGGATGTGAATGATGTGGGTGAGAATGATGAGGATGAGAATGAGAATGATGTGGATGAGAAGAAGGATTTAATGAAGCTAAATATCCTATTAATGCTATGACACCAAGAACAATAATTATTACGATAGCGACTGCTACAGGATTTATTAAAAAGACTGGTCTTCTTCTCCTTCTTCTAGGTATTGTAAAATTGGATGTTTGTTCGATATTTAGTGAACTCATCAAAAAAAATTATTTTTTTAGTAAATTTGAAACTATAAGTTTTTGTTATAAATAAAATTTTTAAGAACGCTTTCTTATTTGTTAAATTTCCTTTATTTTTTTAAACTCTTCTTTTTTTGTATTTTCTATTTTATATAATTAATATGTTATAAATTTTTTTTATTTAATTCTCTTCAAATTGTTTTCTAACGATTTTTCGAATATCTGGTGGTGTCCATCCAACTGGTTTTTCTATTTTATTATCAGATTCTCTAATAATGAATTTTCCATTTTCACTTCTTTTTTTCATATTTGCTATCATTACTTCCTTAAATAAAGAATATCCTTCTACTCCATTCTTCACTATTGCATTTTGACAATATACAATAATATCTATAAGTGCATCATTTTGATCAGATATCAAATCTATCTCATCTAAAGGCAAATTTTTAGATTTCACATCAATTCCACAACATTCTTTTAACATTTCTAATGCTTTTTCTTTATCAGGTTGAATTGTTTGAATTAATTCAGTACATTCACTTAAAACCATAGAAACAATAAATCTAATTGCTTTTTCATCCATTTTTTTTGGTTTATCAGGAACAAGATGTGGAGCAGATTCCATTGTAAAATGCTTGGTCATAAAAAATTCTCTAGTTTCTCCATTAAAAAAATCTTCTATTATTTCTTTTGCTTCATTTACTTTGCGCTTTTTGCAATCTTTTAAATCATTATTATTTTCAACACTTTCACTATTATTTTCTTGATTATTTTCTTGATTATTTTCTTGATTATTTTCTTGATTATTTTCTTGATTATTTTCTAGTTTTCCTGTTTCTTCCATTTTTAATTAATTTTTTTGATTAATTTTTTTTGTAGAAAATGTTTTTTTAAATGAAAAATATTATAAATTTAAATTATAAGGAAAAAAATGAAAAAAAGTTGCGTTTAGATTTAGAGTTTATAGAGTTTATAGAGTTT